TTTTCTGTTGTCATTAGTTTTTCCACATACACCAGACAGTCTCGCCCGGATTAAATGGTATATTCGCATCAAAGGTTACTCTACCTAATGAGGAGTTAAAAATGGCTATTCTATTATTAGCTGTTCCAGCAGTCTCTGGGTCATAAACAACACCCTCTCTAGCTATTGCTAATATCGTTTTGCCAATCATGCTTTTATTATTTACAGAAAGGCCAATAATTGTATTTTCTCCAACAGTAGTATCCCAATAATCACTATCAACATCTTCGCCACCAGCCGGAGGACTCTGATCTATTGTAAAGGCACCAGTACCAATAATATTTACCGTACATTGTACAAAGGACTGAACATCTCCAGAAATAGGTAGATTTTCAATTAAAGCTGGACCCTCAATGGTCTTAATTTCTCCATCTAAGTTAGTAAATTCAAACTGCCAATCCAATTCCGTTCTCCTAACAGATTCTTGCAATAAGTAAAATGGGCTATATCTGTCTATATCATTGTCTGTAACTAAGACACCAGAGGCAGACCCGGACCAATCAGTCCTCCTTATTCTGCGTTTTGGGAATAGGCCATCATTGACACTTGTCCTCAAAATAATTTCATTGGTCAACTCAAACGAGCAAGATTTAGCACAAAATACTGGGTAATAAACACTATTTACCAATATTGAGGCAATCATATTAGAGCCCCTGACTACTTTTCCATCGTTCATTCTTGGATATATTTGAACGAATGACCCTCATAAGTTTTAGGAATAGTCGAATCGACTACCTCAATCATATAAAGACCCCATTCGCAGTTATCGGTATCTTGTTCGTAATGTAGCAGCTTAAAAATCTTATTTGTAGTGGCTGGATGTGTATCTCTTTGTCTATAAGCATGCCATAAATCAGGTAGATTTGGAGCATTGTCATAAATCTTATCTGTATCTAATCCATCTACCGTAGCCTCAAAAGCAGTAAATACTCGGTTATATTGGTTCCAGACCGCTTGGTTCTGGTGTTGGCCATAGGGTAGCTGATCCTCTTGGGGAGGGCTACCTTGGAACTCTATTGAGTCATAAAAGTTACCCGACAAGGTATAGTCATAGGCTTTTATCTGTGCAGCTCCGACTGTTTCGCTTTGCGTAGGCTCGGCAAAGGTTAAGATTGTCTTGTTAGGGATTAAGGAATATTCTACCGCTACAATTCTATACTTGCCATTGTTAAGGCTTGTAAAGCTGACATCTACATAGTCGTTAATGTTAAAGTAAGGAGTATAAAATCCATCTAAGTTTACCCCATTGCCAGCAGCAAAGATTGCATTGCCATTGTATAAAGTCTCGCCTAACTCAGTCAGTAGTAAAGCTCCCTTCATTTCAATCCTAGGAGCATCAGACATAAAAACACCCTCATCCCTGACAGCCATGTTATCTACTTGCTGCTCGGATATATGTTGTTGCCCTTTATATTTTTGGTAACTACCATTAACTCTAGGAGTTAAGGTAATACTCAAATTATTAAAGAATATAGGGGCAAAAATGTTAAAATTGACTGCTAGCCTAATCCAAATGCGACCATCCGCTGGCACTTCTAGCTCTGAGCTTATGTTTGTATATTTAGGCAGCTCATCTGTTGGGTCTAAAGAGTTGTCTAAAGTGGTCCTCCACATTTGAGTGAAAGGGTTGTCAGCTATTGCAGCAGTAAGTGGCTTTGGTTTACTAACCCATTGATTTATAATTGCCGATGGGCTAGTGTTATCATATTGCCAAGTATAATAGTTGGTGTCAGCCTCTAACCACACATGAACCGGGTTAATGATGTTTAAATTAACATCTTGTCCGACATCTACTGAAATCTGCAATCTATCTCCCTTTTGAACATAAAAAGGAGTAGATTTTACATAGTGTATAAAATCAGTACCAGTTACATCCTGATGTTCGACTACTAAATATCTCTCTTTTTCGTAGCCATACTCAAACTCTTTAACAATCTCACCTCTGGCTCCGGCTTGTTGATATAGGTCTAACCAGACTCCTCCAGTTCCATCCCCAGCTCTTGCCAAAGTCCATCCCTCTGGTCTGTATATACCAGTAGAGCTAGGAAGTGTGGGATCAGGGGCAGTTGTCTCTGTACCTCTCTCAAAATCTATATTCTGGACTATCTCTGATGGATAGTTATAATCAAATGTGTGCTTAACCGCTTTATAAGGCCTTTGGAGGCTCAACCTTGCATCATCGTTCATGAAGGCCATATCATAGGCCGCTCCAATATCTTTGACAAGAGTTGGCGCAGAATAGCCAATAGGCTCACCCTCGTAAGTGAACTTACAGACTCTTTTTATAGCATAGCCAGCCTCATCGGTAGAACGGATAAACCAGACATTGTTTTGCTGGCTTAAATCGCAGAACTCCTTAAATATTTTCTCTAAGACACTAAAGGAATTCTCTGATTCACCAATGCTAGTCTCAAATGTTTGGGCATTTAGATAGAGCATATTATAGAAATGGTCAGCAGCAGCATCATAAGTAGCAGATACTTCTAAAAGATTCATTTCTACCCAAATAGGCAATTCTAAGCCTGTCTTTTGTAATGACCAAGCAATATACTTTATTATCTGATGAGGTCCAGTTAAATACCTGCCCTCATTATCTGACAATTCAATATCTCTTAAAAAGGCAATGCCATCTGAGGCAGTTAAGATTAACACATTAGGATCAGGCTGGAAAGTCTGTCCTAAATCGGATATTGATAACCACCCAGTAAAAATTATCTCATTTTCATTGCCTACTGCAATCTCTACCTTGTATTGCTGATCACCACCCTCAGAAAAGGTCATCGCATTGACCTCATCATTAGTGAATACTCTTAGTGTGCAGCTTTTACTTTTTATAGCAGTAAACTTATCCTCTGAATTGTCAACGGTTTGGAATACGACTGGAGCATCTGCTGTCTCTAATAAAACCTCAGATTGGTCATTCTCGGCTGTGTTAGTTATGGTTACATAGATAGTCTGCTCATTCGGGCTATTGTCCGAATAGTTAACTTGCGTATTAACAAAACTACCTTTGTAAAAATTAGCCATTTACTCTGAGTTGACTCCTTTGTGTTCTTGCGTATGCTAAAATAATATCTTGCCCTCTAAGCACTGACATTCCAGAACCTCCACTTTGTCTGCCTGACATAAATGAACCTACTGCATTATTTGGTACAATAGAACCACTTACAGAAGGTACAAATATCTCAGGACCTCTTTCTCCAACCATATATGGGTTACCACCACTTACAGGACCTCCAGTAGCCCTACCCGGTAATGTAACACCAGCAAGCAACTTAAAACTAGTAGCAAATGGAGTTCCAGTAATTAAAGATACTAATCCTGCTATTGCTGCTGTTTGTATTAAAGCTTGTACTAAATCTTTAATACCTTCTGATAACCCCTGAAAGAATCCACCAATAGCATCTCCACCCTTTTCTATTGAATTAAACAAACTATCAAAGGCTGGAGCAAATGTATTGCCAACTAATCCAGCTACTTGATTAAATTTTTGATATGTCTGGTCTAATTGCTCATTTAAATATTCTAAAATCTCAGGGTTTTGAATTATGGCCTGTACATTTATGGGAGGTAATTGTAAACCTAATGATTCAAATTCTGCTCTGAGTTGTGCTAATTGTTTTGTCTTAGCTAAATCAATAAATTCAAACTGTACATTACTTAAGGGCACTACCACCTCTTGCGTTATAGGTGGTATATCTAATACTTCTGTACCTAAGTTAACAATCTTAGGTACATCAATTTTAACTTTCTCTGGCTTTATTTTAGCCTCTTTAACCTGTATATTTATATCATCAACTAAGGCAGCTTCTCTAGTTGTTATATTTTTTAATACAGCATCTCTCTCTCTTAATCTTTGTGATAATTGTGTATTTAAATCAAGCTGAGTACGTTCTTCTTTAGTAAGTAATCTGGCAGCTTGTATCCTTCCATCTAAGCCTCTTTTAAGACCTAAATCGATTATTTGTGTAGTTGCACCTGCCTTTTCTAATTTTAGAATTTCGGTGCTGATATCTTCTAATTCTTTTGTAAGTATTGCTACCTCTGATCTAGCAACTAAGCTAGCAGTATATTTTTGGTAAGCTAGAGTTAAAGCATTTACAAGACCTTCCTCATTTTTCAAATCCCCAAAGTATTGAGGATTGATAGCTCTTAGCTTTTTGAGAATAGCCTCTTTCTGGCCTCTCGTTGTGTTCTCTGAATTTAGGGCAATAATTAACTTGTCAATCTCAACCCTTTCTCTTGCTATACCTTCAAAAATAGCTTTTTGCTCATCAGCTACTTTTTTACTCTCCTCTGCTAATTGTTTAGCTGATTGACTAGAACTAAAAAGCCTATCGCCAAAAGTGATAAGCAATGATGTAACAGTAGAAACAGCAAGAGCAACACCAGCCGGACCAGCTAACTGGCCGACTAAGGCCTTTAATGCCCCACCAGTAGTGCCTGTGGTAGCTTTTAGTTGTTGAAAGGAACTGATTAAAGGGTCAATGTTATTGGCTATACCAATAAGACCAAATGGCGCATCTTGCACCACTCGGCTAAAGTTAGTTAAGGTAGATGTGGCCTGACCTGTTACATTTGGTAAGGTCCGAATCTTTTGACCAGCATTCTCGACCGCATTGCCTAACTGGACAGCATCTTTAGCAGTTTGGTCTAGCTCCTTGTTTAGTTTGTCAAGACCGCTAACCGCACTACTGACATCAGCCGCTATCTTTATCTGCATTTCAGCCATTCTGCTTTATCCTTTTTAGTGCCTCTTTCTCTCTCTTAGCCTTTAGTAGATTCCGTACTTGATCTCGGTCTAGTTCGGCCTTAGATTCGAGCTGCCAGCTATCCATGACAAACCTCGCCCCATTACCCTTACCTATCAGAGCCTCACATATTAAGGCTGTCTGAAACCTTAACAAGACAGACTCATTCTTTACCTTTTCGATATACCCCTTTCTCAAAAGCAGGTACTCCTCGACCTCTAAACCATAAAATTCCACCGGAAGCAGACCAATCTGGCCAAAGGCTTCCGACCTCATCTCATCCCAAGTTAAGGATTTGCCACTTGGGCTGGGGCTTCCCCCTGTTCTTTAGGTTTATTAGCCTCTACAAACTTATTGATTAAACTAGCGGCATCGGACTCATCCATCGCACCGACCCAGTCTTGGACCTGCTCGATAGAGATAAACTCCTTAATGCCATTGACCTTGTTAAAGCAGTTTAACCCACCATAAACGAGGCCACAGATAAAATCAAATTGCTTGTCGGGCTTGCTTAGAAGTTCAGACATTAACAAAGGATCGGAAGATGTAGCCTCTCCGTAAAACTTTGAGAACCACATCTTGCCGACATCCAATGTAACCTCTTTACCTCCGATTGTGTGTGTGATTTGTTTCATGTGTTATTAGCTTGCTGGTTCAGTATCAATGTCTCCCTCAATCTCGATAGTCATTGTGAACTTAGCAGTCTGACCGCTAACATTCTGCTGACCGAGAGCTGAAATCCAACCATAACCACCATGATAGATAGTCTCGGCTGAATCTGTCAGATGCCAGTACTTTTTAGTGTTGTTGGCATACAGAGTTTGGAAATCATTGAACGAGGCCTCGTTAGCATCAGGTACAGTGTCAACTACCGCATTCAAAGTGAAACGGTTGTTTTGAGGTCCTAATACTTTCAAAGTTCCACAGTTAGTCTCATCACTAACTACGTTGCGGCTGCCATCGAATGATCCCTCACTCTGGCAAACAGCCGACTTTCTTGCACTACTCGGAGTGTCTGAATATTCAATGAACATCACACTGCCAGAGATTGTTGTAGCATCTGCCATTTGTTTTTATTTAATTTTGATTTATAATATGTTCGTATCTAAGCAAAAGTCTAAATAGTTTCTCAGAGCCATCATCTTCGTAAAGCTCGGTCTCTGATTGAATCGTTATTTGTGTAATCTGGTGGTCTGGTATGGTTATGCCAAAAGAGTTAGGTCCGAGTATTATCTCATCGTAAATCTCTTGGGCTATATCGTAAGCAGTCTTACTATTTCCTATGGTAGCAAATTTAGTTAATATATCTACCACAATAATAGCAGACTGAAAAAATGCAGAGTTGTTTAGGTCTGTCTGGGCACTACCCTCCGACCTTATTAGTACATAGTTGCCATTCTGACTCAAAGGCACAGCATCTTTATAGACTGGTACACTAATAACCCCATCAAGGGTTTTGTACCATTCAGTCTTTAGGTCGTAAAGTGCAGTCTTAAATGCCATTTAGTACTCTTGTAACATTAGTTAACAATTTCTCTCTCACAATCGGTACTTGCTTAAAAAAGAATGGCTTGGGGCTTATTCCTTTCTTGTAGATAGACCGAGCAATCAAAAAGGCTGCTCTGTCTGCCTCTTTACCCTTTGCAATTCCTTTTCTCTTTACCCATCCTTTGATAGCATCTATCAGCTTCAAAGTACCCGACCCCTTTGCCCCCTTAAACTGGCTGGCATACTCCTCGGTGCCGGGGTATGGGTTGAACTTAGTCTTTGTGCCAAACTCAATGAATGGAGCATAAAAGACATTAGCCGAAACCACATAGGACATATCCCCTTCCTTGCTTTGTGTTATCGACCTTAATAAAGTACCTCTATCTCCCCCTTGACTGGCTACATCTCTCTTAGCTAAAGCCACAAAGTCAAAGGCAGCGGCTTGAAGCTCTGCATCTACATCGGCCTTTAATTCCTTACTGGCCGAGTCTATGCGGCTTTTTAAGCTCTCTAATCCTATGACATTAACTTTAACCAAAGATGGTAAATGCGGTTACTTCCCAATAAAATCGTTTCTCATCAATCCTTCGCACAGCACTAATAGAATAAGTCTGGCCGAAATATTCTATCTTGTAGTCAGGTGTGATATTGTAGCCTCTGAATGGTAGCTTAAAGGTCTTAGTATCTGACATATCTGTCCGACCATCAGCCTGAGTTCTACCACCTCCCTCATCACTAATCTCAGCCCACATCTTATAGGTTACTGCCACCGTATCGGTAGCATCCCCATCGGCATCGATAGTGTTAGTGTATTTTAGGAGCTTTATCGGTTTGAGGTTGCCTATCATCCTAACCAGTTGACTGTTTTATATCTACTTGCCAGATTTATGGCTTCTTTACTCATGCCTTCCTTATTCTCATCCCCTCTATTGATATATCGATAAGCGACCTCTTTATACATGGCATCCTTTAGCCCTTTTGGTAGATCAATATAACCAGCCTCGTAAAGCATGGTCATATTTTCATATTTAGGCCATTTTAGGATGCGGCCATTTAAGGACACATCAAAGTCATCTGTGCTTATACTATCTCCCTCATCATCTTTGACATTTAGGATAGTAGTTACCGGACCAAAGGGAATCTCAAAGCCACCAGCCAAGTTAGTGAACTCAATCTCCCATGTTTTAGGGATTAAGCTCAGGCCAGTAAACTCCTCAATCCTTTCTCTGGCAGAGGTAATCAGATCAGCAATCAGAGCATCGTCATCATCATAGTCAGATGGGATGCTATCTGAGCTGTCTATGAACCCTTCCAATCTCAGGTAGTTCTTAACCTCATTTACTGTCAGAGGCTCGACTATCCCCGATTCATTGGTCTGGTCCTCCCAGTCTATAAGTAGATTGTAAAGCATAGATATTTATTAAAAAAAGGGGCCAGCCGAAACCGGCCCCACCACATCAAACCACAGCACCTATATTAGACATTACCAAAGTCAGCATAGATAACAGCATCAGTGCGGAGGAGGTTAATGTCCTCGAAGCACTCAACACGAGCAGTTACCAAGTTTCTCTGGAAGTTGTCGCTATCCTCATAAGAGAACTCAACACGCAAGCCCTCAGTCTCAACTCTTTCTACATAGTTAGAGTCGATGATTAGGGCTTTGTCATCAGTTACCCAAGAAGCACCAATTACAGGCACACCAGCGATACGGACATTACCTTGGGGGTCAATTACAACACCACCGGGTACAGAGTAATCAGTAGGCTTAGTTTTGAGCAAGCGAGCCCACTGCTGGTAAGATACCAAAGCAAATGATGCATCGAAGTCAGCAGCCAGTTGGTTAGCAATCCAGTCAACCAGTTGCTCAGCATCAACAGTTGATGAGGTAGTAGTTGAACCAGTAGCAGCCAGACTTACAGTGTTAAAGAAAGTTGCATTCTCCTTCTTGTAGAAATCACGCAACAGCATGCGCTGGAGAGTGTTCTGCAAGAAAGGCAGTTGGAACATCATCTGCTTTGAGAAACGAGCAAAGCCGGCAATGTAGTCAGATACTACTTTTACTTCAGTCAGGTCGTAGTCGATTTGAGACTTCAGGTTACCTTCAGACTGGATGCCGATTGAACCTTCTGTTCCAGTCTCACGATAGGTCACATAAAGACCAGTGGGAGATACAGCAGTTGGGATCAGGTCACGCATGTTGATTTTCTGAGCAGGAACCAAACCTTGACGTTGGTTGTAAGAAGCAACACCATCACCAGAAAGATTGTTACCGAGGGTCATTGTGCCCACAGCCTTAAGGTCGATAGTCAACTTTGCATTCTTGTTCTTTTGGAAGTCTTTTAACTCAGCCTGCTTAGCTTCGAAAGCCTCGGCAATAGCCTCATTGTAAGCCTCACCGAAAGACTTGTTCTTGTTGTCAACTTTTTTAGCTGACTTCTCAGCAATCAGCTGGTCAAGAGCAGCTTGGTTTTTCTTAGAAGCCTCATCCATAGTTACCACAGCAGCCTTTACTTCAGCTACTTGGCTTTTTACATCAGCAATGGCAGCCTCATTGGCAGCCTTCATCTTTTCTACTGACTCGGTAGCTGATTTTACCGCAGTCTCGATGCTTTTTAATTCTTCCATGTTAGGAATTTAATTTAGTTAATAGATTTGTTAAATTATGCTTCAATCCACTTAGGTCTATCTCCGGCTCCTTGGTTTCTACAACTGCAATAGCGGGTTGCTCTACTTTTGGAGTGGATTCAACAGAAATAAGGGATTTAATTGCCTCGTTAATTTGTGCTACTCTGATCTCGATAAATTCGAAAGCCTCATCAGAAAAGCGGCCATCTTTCAATGACTTTAAGAGCAGGCTAAGCTCCTTAGACAGTTTCTCATGCTGGCTCATTACCTCCTCGGTTGACTTACCTACTTCGATAGTAGGTGTGTTGGGATTAGCACCCCAAAGGACCGCTGAACCTTCAAAAAGGAGAATCTCTTTGATAAGGTTATACTCCCCTTCGGCACTTTTTTGATTTTCGGCTTTGATAGTCCTAAAGCCAACAGAATGCTGGTTAATATGACCAGACTTATAGAACTCTAAGACATCATTGCCCCATGTAGTGTTGGGAACATCGGTAATTCCTACCAGATAGTCCTTTTCTACATACAGCTCAGAGAACTTGCCAATGGCTGACTTTAGGCTTGGGTTATGGTCTGTTAAGTGCCAAATAAGGTTAGCACCTTTAGGACCTCTTTCTGCCATAGTCTTGTTGTAGGCATTAAAGTCGATGACATCATTGTCAAGGTCTTTAGAGCCCATCTGGCTAATTGCAACCTTTACCTTTCTGGTAGTAGTGCTAACATCTTGCACTGAGTTGCTGACTGTCTTTTGTTCAAAATATCTTTTCATATTCAATATTTGGGGAGGGTTAAGGCTGGTTGTTGTTTCATTATTCCGCAGTATTGGCCGTAGCCCCTTAAGCACCTCCCATATTTATTAATCTCCCTCTGCTATCTCTTTTAGGTACAACAATGTAAGAACATCTACAATTTATAACCATTGCTGCCGATCCACCGGGAGCCAAGGGATATTCTATGTTCTCGCCACTCCTTGGGTCCACAAAGTTCTCATAAAAGCCAATTACTTGGCCATCCATGTGAAAGTGGTCTTTAGGTTGCTCAGGTTTAAATCCTCTGGTTCTGGAATCTCTAAAGGCAATCCACTCTTTAACCATCTCGTAATTGAAAGACTCGGCTGCTGCCTTTATTCCAGTGTTAGCCGCCCGACCTACCTCAGTCCTCACAATCCTTTCGGCTTGCATGGCTGTAAAGCCGGACTGCTGTAAGGTCTTGACAATCTCATCCACAGTCTGCTCTTTTATGATGGCATTCTGTAAAACGAGTAGTAAATGGTTCCTAAGTGTCTCTGAGGTCTTGACCACTGCATATTGCAATAAGGTCCTCTCTAACTCATCGATGATAAAATTAGTCCACTGCTCATCTCTGCCTATGCCTTTCTGATTTGCCTCCCTTCTGATTAACTTGTACATCTGATTGGCATGATAGACCCCAACTTGCTTGTAGATGGCCTCTATTGGTTTATAAAGCTCATCGTTGTAAAGTGTGGTCCTCAGTCTGCTTTGGGCTTGTCTGGCTCCTACTTTCTTTATTGTACCTATCAAAGAACTGACAACTTTATCTAGTTGTCTTTTGACCTTAGGAAAGTGCGTCTTTGCAAACTTCCGATTGGTTCTCGAGAAGTTCTCCGCATACTCTTTTCTCTCTTTGTCGGTCATCCATCAATCTATTTTTTAGAGCCAATCGCTTGGCATCCATTTTTGCCTTGTATAACGCACAGCACTTTTCCCTTTTTGTTACGGGATAAGTCCGTTTTATCTCATCATCAATCGTCATCAAACATTTCCCCCTCTGTATCGCTGTCATCTAAACCATCGATTACATCTTGGTTATTGTCATAATGCTTATAGATTCCTAAATCTTTAATCTTCTGAATCTTGGCTTTATTTGAGCCAGTAGCATATACTCTTGAGGCTGGGATGCCTAAATCTTTAGCAGTTTTAAGCATACCCTCTTTATCTGATCTAGCTGAGATGATATAAACGATTGAACCCTCCGCAATCTCCTCTGCGGCCTTTTCTTTGCCTTTGGCAGTGCTTAAAACACCATCATAATCAAAAGATACCTTTTCGCCCTCTGATTTGTAAAACTTAGGACTATCAGTTATATTTAAGTCCATGTTTGGAGCTTCGTACTCGCTGAATGGCATACCATCTTGCGTAGTAATCCAAGGCTCATCAAAAATGGGGTTCTCAATTCTTTCTAATCCCAATAGCATCCTTTGCTCGTTAGGGCTAAGGGCTTTGAGGTCTTTAATCCAGCCTGACTTTTCAACCACATCCTCTTGCAATTCTGTAAAGACTGTATGGTCAAAGTCTATATAAACATTCTGGCCTTTGTATCCCCAGTCTGTTTGTAGCTTTCTATTAAAGTGGTTACGGAATGATACTAAGGCTGGCATCGCACAACGAGTTGTAAGGGCCTTTTCAGCCTCTCTGACATTGTTATATGTGCTAGATTCAGAATCACCCACCAACTGACTAGGCACACCATAAACCGAGCTAAACCGCTTGAGGTCCCATTTTTCAGAGTCAATGATAGATAGTTCTACTGGGTTAAGCCCAACAGACTGCCATCCCATCTTGTAACCAGAGACACCAATGCGGCCCCAGTTCTCTGATCCTACCCATTCGCCTTTACCTACGAGTTTACTCTTAATAGCCTCTACTTGCTTTCTTGTATCGGCAACATCTACCCCGCCATTCATGACTCTTGGGTCATCAACATAAAGTACACCCTTTACACCCTGATTTTCGAGCATAGCCGCACTAGCTTTGATAGCCGAGTTAGACCTGCTTAATCTGCGTAAGGCAGCTTTTAGCGGACTCATGCCGTAAAGGTGGGAACCATTTATATCCCAGTCGTAGTTTTGATACTTATCGTGTAAGACTTGCTGTTTTGTGAATAAAGCATCTGAAAGGACCGGTATCATATACCCCTCTTCAACGATGGGGAACATATTAGTCGAAGCAATGATATTTACCTCTTGGTAGGGTAGATTATGCAACTGATAAGGCTTGCCCTGATTGGCTCCCATGTCTAGCATCTGAGCCCAAACACAGCGGCCACCAGTTATCAGCTTATATCCAGTAGAATTTGCGACTAGGTCCTGAAAGGTCTCGTAGTCGTTAGGGTATCGTAAAAGCTCAGTAAGTCTATCAACATAAATAGGCTCTAAGGCTTTTTTCTTATAGCCCATTGCCTTTTGAAAGTCCTCAGTAGAGATGTCCTTTTTTCTCATTAAGCCCTGATACGACTTAAATGCGGCCTCATCGACAACCTTGTAGGTAGTCCAATCTGGCAGCTTTACTTTGTCTGTAATCAGGGTTATTGTCGAGTAGAGGATATCATTAACTTGATATCCGTCTCTTATGTAGTTAGTTCTGTTATCGCTGATGCCAACAAAAGTGCCCCCAGTTACCTGATAGGAAGCAAAAGGCTGCCCTATCGGCATCATCGGCACCGCTTTCTTTGTTAACGCATCCCACGCATCTTTTATTCTACCCACTTTCTTTATTTTACCAAGCCATCACCTCAAATCGGGGCTTGTTTAGTTTCGTGTAAATTGCATACCGCATCGCATCGCACAGGTGATCCCACATCTTGACTGGCTGCTCGTCTGAATGGACCTTGCCATCTTTATCGACTTTCCACTTGTAGGACCTAATCTCCTTAATTAGGTTCGTGCTGTCAGATGTAACGACTAAAGGCTGGCTTTTGACTTTCTGGATGCCTGCATAGACATCTTTCTCTGCTGGCTTGGCATTGTACCCAGCTCTGACCAGTTCCTCAATAGTCTTAGGCTCGGCAGCATCACAGTAAATCTCATCGGACCTCTTGATGTTTAAGACCTTAAGCCTTTCTATTAAATCGGTGGTCGTTAGCTTAGTTTCGTAAAGCATCTCCTTTACAAAGGTCTGTTTTTCGTGAAACCCCACCTTGACTAAAGCAGTTGGAACTGAATAGCCAAAGTCTAAGCCATAAACCGTTTCGCATTCATCCGGGAACTGACCCTGTCTCCAATGGGTGTAGATAATCTCTGAGGACTTACCCCTCTCTCCCAACCCAAAGACCTTCCATAGATTCTCATCTGCATCTTTCAGACTTTCAATCTCCGCTACCTGCTCACTTGGCAGGAATGGGTTGTCTTTGTAGGTTGAGTGGATTAAGAGGTTAGTTTCTCTGTCAGCGACATCGTACACCCAGCTCATCTCATCGACTGGGTTAAAGTCTAAAAAGATGGTCTGCTTGGTTCTAAGGGCTAACTGCTGGTAAATCGAGTGAGGCAATAGATTTGCCTCGTTAATGTACAGTATATCTCGCCCTGGTCCTCTAACCTTGCCCGAATCCTCTGCCCCAAAAAACTCAATATATGAGCCATTGGGGTAGTGGTAGACATTGTCAGTCTTGTTAAACTGCTCATCTGAATAGATGCCAGCATCCTCGAGTATCTTTAAGATATCCCGCCTAGCACCCCTTTTTAGATGGGGTAAGGATGGACTAACCACCGAAATCGTTACTTTTTCCTTGTGCGGTATGAAAAGAGCTAGAAGCTGAGATATTGAATAGGTCTTGCCGGATCGGGTAGAGCCTTGGTTGGCTATCACCCTATACTTTTTTGCCTGATAGGCTAGCAAGTTTCTTTCAAAGACACTAGTATATCGTATCTCAACTTGTTTCATTGACAGGCTTAAATATTATGTTAATGCCACCATCAACCTTAATATCTTGCTCTGCCTTTTCTTTCTGACCCAACCTTTGCTTGCCTAACCAGACTAACATGGTTCGGTCTTTATCTTTTATGGCAGCCTCAAACTGAACTTTTTTCAGAATAAGGTCTCCCTTTTGTTTTTTTTCTTGGGAAAACTCTGAAAACAGAACACCATTATCTGATTGGCATCTGTCGTAAAGTGTTGGTGCTGAGATACCTAGCATGGCAGCTATCTCCGTTCCAGTGCAGCCTGCTTCTAAGTATTCAGCAACTATATCCCAGTTGATATCGGCTTGTGGTCTTGACAATGGTTATTTTTTCTTCTTGGGTAATTTCTTGCCTTTGCTCTTTTTATTCCATTCATCTACATTAACCCCTTGCTTCTCAAGTTTTTTCTTGTTTAGGTTAAAGTAGGCTGCTTGGGCTCTTGATTTGTACGGCATAAGTAAAAAAGCCCTCAACCCCGAAGGACTGAAGGCTCGTTGATTTTTTACCCTTTATTCACCCCCTAATATACTAAAAATTTTTCAATCTACCAAATATAAATAGTACTACTTATCAACATCACTATTCCATTGACTAAGTATGCGGACCAATTCAAGCATGATTCCTTGACCACCGAGTGATTTTAGTGGATGTACCCCATCTAAGCACTTGACCTCTAAAGAGGCATCTGCCGGACAAAATAAGTGTTTTGCCTTACATAGCATAGGTATATCCCATGCCGAGTCTCCAATGGCTATTTGATAGTCAAAGGGGATAGTCTCTTTATTCCGTATTATGTGCAACTGAGCCCCAGACCTCCGTAGGTATTGCTCTGCACCTGGCCAACTGCTTGCGGTTACTAAGTGGACTTGAAAGCCCATAGAGATTAGCTCTTTGATGGCTCCGATGTCTTTGTTATTAAACGACTTGATGATGTTTCCTTGATGGTCAACCCAGATTTTGCCATCTGTTAAGCAGCCATCTATATCACAGCAGATTACCATGTTTACTTTTTTATTATCCAATAATACCAATCCCGACCTAATAAATTGACTGTTGCAAACTTATGTGGAGGCCATGCAATTATTGTCTTTGACTTCTTGCCTAAGATAACCATGCAACCATCATCATCTAAAGAGATATCCCATTGATGGAAGCCTTGCCAGTTCTCATGTGTGGCCTCATTAAAAAAACCTTGGACTATTAGATACCCACCGGGCTTGACCGCTTGTAAAAGGTAGTCTAAGGCCTTTCTTGGTTCTTGGGTATGATCCAGAGCATTTGAGATATGTACTATGTCAAACTCATTCTTAAAGTTTAACTCCTCGGCTGGTATTGGTAGTGGGGCTTTTAGTTTATGTCTCTCAAAGTCAAAAACGAGCTTGTAGAGGTCTCCCAATGGATCGCAAGGGGTTACATTGACTAATCCATTAAGAATTGAGCAAACCCCTGATCCCACATCCAAAACGGATTCATGTGGAACACTTTTGATAAAGTCTGCTACCTCTTGGTTTAATTCTGGGGTCTTGCCCTTACCTACCCAACCCTTTAAGAATCGGTCGGTTTTTACAAAGCCTTGCCAGAAGTTTAATTCATGGTAAATTCCATGTAGTTCTAAAGTTGTCATAGTTTTTATTTAGGCCATAGTTTTTGTTGCCAATCCTTTCCGTATTTCTGGATCATATGTCTTTGACTGATAGGGGTCCAGTAGTTCCTTAGTTGCTTTCTTAGTTGCCCGATGGGATGCTCTTGCTTGTTTCTTAAATAAGTATGCTCTACTACCTGACCATGATGCACCCCTACCTTATTAGGCTTGACCCTATGACACCAATCCAAGTCCATGTAGTAGTATGGTAGCATCTCATCTAAGAGATTATCCCTAAATATCTCTGCATTAACCATAGGAGCAGTCCATTCGATAAATGGGGTCTCTTTAGGTTCGTTACCATTAGGCCATTGGAATTTGTGATCTGATGACCGCATTGCCGGATGGATGCCAGCCCAGCCCCTCTCCTCGCAAGCCATTGCCAGCATATAAGGCATCTGAGGGCTGAAAGTAACATTTGAGACAAACCAGTAATAGTCGGCCTCTTTATTTATGATAGAATTGTAAGCCCTCGACATATTGCCTACTCCATCCCGGCTGACAATCTCATAAGGTAGGCCAGTGTCTTGCACACACTTTAAGGTCTGCAACCAATCCGGCTCTAAGTATTCTAATACAACTATTAGTATTCTCATTTTAATGGTGTTAGGTGTGCGATTATATTGCCATCTTTAGTCTCTAAGTGCATTATAGCCCAATATTTGTCTGTGTAACCAAATTTAGGAGCCTCAGATAAAGTAAAGTAATTTATAAAGGTATGCTTCCGATAACATCTTATGTGTGTAGGATCAGCAAATTGGAGGTCAACATTTGCCCCGGCTTCGGGAGTTTCTATGTATAAGGCTCCCCCTTTTTTTAATATTCTCCAGCTCTCATTCATAAAGTCCAATAAACTATTAAGATGCTCTACCACATGAATAGCTGCTATCTCAGTCATCTGGTCATTTTTGAATGGCCAAGGTGTGATATTTAGGTCATGCACTACATCTACATTGTCAAACTTGCGACAATCTAAGAAAATGTCATTCTCTCTTTTAGGCCAGTTCGGACCGCATCCTACTATAAGTTGCATAAAATGTCATTGATTTTAGTCATCCAATAATCCCAAGTGTAAGTTTGGACATATTTACGAATATTGTCTGCTTTTTCTTGTAATTGATCGGGATGGTGTAAAGCAAACATGGTCGAGTCAAATAATTTGTCATAAGAATAGCCAGTCTTAAAGCTATTAGTCTCGTTTAGGTCATCATCTCCCTCTATAATCCCTCTAATTGTTACAGTGCCCTTTGTGCCAGCCTCTAAAGGAGCTGTGGACCTCGCATCATACTTTGTGGCCTTTATCATTATTGTGGCCTCCTCATAGAGCCGATTCATTGTGGCAAGGTCTGGTTTGACTACATACTCAGTATAAATATTGTCTTTTGCTTTATGTAAGCCAAAGCCTTTTATTATCCATCCCTTTTCTTTTAGATTCTTGGCTACTTGTACCGCTATTTTTTCTGTGTCTTTTGCCATGTTAGTTGGCTCTGGAGATTCCAATAAGGCTACTTTACCATCTTTTGACTTGTTGCTTATCGGGAAATCATTAAGATTAACTCCATTACCTACATAAAATGTCGGTCCTGTTCTTTTGTATGTGTTTTGTAAAATCCTAATATTCCACTGGCTTATAGAGATAAGAGGATATTTGGTAGAGTATAGAGTAAAGCAACTATCAAAAAAGGCCTTGTTAGTTATGTTAAAGAGATGCTCCAACATCTGCAAAAAGACTACTTTCTTATAAGGCTTGTCTTTACTTAATAGGCTTGCCCCATGTGGGCTGGTTACTATTAGCAGATCAGAATTTGCCAATAGATTAGTAGTATTTACAATCTTACAAGTTATAGTCATCCAGTCGCATCTTACTGGACCGGCTTGGTTGTAAAGGATGACCTTATGCCCAAAGCCTTCTAACCTGTTAGCCCACTCATTGATGACTCTGATGCCTCCATGTCGGCTATTGATGTTTGGGCTTTGGATAAAGATTCTCATTTTTCGTATTGTGATTTTCTAGGGTATAGTTTTTCCATGAGTATCTTAAAGTCAGCATTGACCGCATAAGAGCCGATACTAAAGAATGTCCGGGCATGGAGCTTGCCATACCATTGATTTAGGCTGTACTGCTGATTGAGTTTTAGGTCTGCCATGTACTCAAAGCCACCATCCTGAGTCCGAGTATAGGCAGTTTTAATAACGTACTCTTTTGACCAGTCTATATTTAAGAGCTTGCTAAATTCATGCTTATTGTAAACGATGGGCACATGAATATCTGTATAAAGGTCATTGACTTTAGGCAGAGCCATTGTGTTTGCAACAGCCTTTTTATAAAGTCCGACAGCCTTTTGAAAGTATTGTACCGTAGTGCCATCATACCAATACTTAAAATCTGTAACTTTTAGGTCTTTAAGTAAGAAGTGGTCATCATTCCAAAAAATAAAGTCATCCCCATTACACATCTCGCATCCAGTCAGTATCTTTTGAAAGATGCTAAAGTTCTTGCGGCCCGGCTTATCTGGGATGTCGTAGTAGTCCACATTCTTTATCCATTTAGGCTTTTCGCCTATTAGTAGAATGCGGCCGGAGTGCCCTTTAAGATACGATTCAATCGATCTTAGGGCATACCTCAGCTCGTTGTCCATCCACCGGCTGCCAGTGCCCAAAGCTATCACGATGTCCATTGAATTTGCTTAAAATGTGAATTTTTACAGCATTAGTAAGGTTACCGAACTCTTTGTTTATCAGGTCTTTCTGCTCTTTTGTAATGTAGGCTGTAACCATTTGCACTTTCAGATGTGCAGGCTTTGGTTTTCTACCTCTTTTCTGCTTTTCCATTACACAAATATAGTGCAATAAAAATAAATTAAAAATATTTTTGGTTAATGTGTAAAAGTGTATTATCTTGCATCCATAACCAAATGATTAAACCATGAAAGCACCAATCAAACTCCTACTTGCTCTACTAGCAGTTGCCTATGTTATAGGCCTTTTACAAGACATTATTTGCCAATAATCAAAACCCTTTACCATGACAATTACCCTAATCACATCAAAAAACAGAGCCATCCACATCTTTGAATCTGGGCAAGGCTACTACCAAGCAGAACTATTTGAACCTACCGACAAAATGTATTCAGACCAAACTGGAGTGCGTTTGACATTTCCAGAATGGATGGATGCCGAAGCCATTGCCTTACTTATGTTTCATACTGGAGTAAGCTATGGCCTTACAGATGGAATTAGACTTTACAACCCTAGCTATACACCTACTAAAAAAAAGATTGACGATGTTATGGGGCTTACCCATGATTGATGGCAAGCAATAGGTTAACCCCGATGTTTCTACATTGGGGGCATTTTTTTACTACCCTTAAATTCACCACATGAAAACCACTTATCCCACACACCCAATGCGTGATTACAACGAATGGATCACAGCAGTACACAATTATTTTAGAATGACAGCAGCAGAGTATGTCCGCAATAAGTATATCAGACAGTTTACTCCTTTCCGTATCGAACCAGATGGCAATGCTTACTACATTGTAGATGATGAGAAAATACCAGCTAAGGAGTTTGAACGCAAGTTCCCTCTCCCTTTGTTCGTTAATAAGAATGAAGAAAATCCTAATGGATTAGGCTCAATGTTATCAGAAACGATTTAACTTTATAAAAAACCACATCATGTCAACCGATTTAATTATCTATGATTTGGCTAAGCCAGCCCAGTCGCTGCAATTAGCCTCCGAACTTAAAAGATTTGTAAAAGAGCAAAAACTTACTGTTAACATTAAGGGCAAAGAATATCCCTTAGTCGAGTCTTGGCAGTGGGCTGGAGCCCAGCTCGGTCTTTACCCCCAGCTTAATTACATCTCTAATCACTCTACCGAAACCGAAGTTAAATACTTAGCAGAGGTTAGTATTTGTAAATGGGGCACGCATGAAGTCATCTCTAAGGGAGTGGCTATCTGCTCTAACAAAGAGGGCAATAAGAGGCAATGGGATGAGTATGCCATCCTATCTATGGCTCAGACAAGAGCTACCGGCAAGGCTTTTAGGAACCTAATCTCTTGGCTTATGAAGGCTGCTGGCTTTGAGGCTACACCTGCCGAGGAGATGGACTTTAGTAAACCAATAGAGGATGCACCAACTCAAGAGGAGAAGCTGTTACTGCTTGCTCTTATCGGGCAAACAGACATGACCGATTCAGAGGCACAAATGGCTACCGATGCTATCAATTCTTGCAATGACTATAAGACCTACCAGAAAATCCTTTATCGATTAGAGGCTCGTAAAAAGCCCATAGATCAGATAGTCAACCCATCACAAAAAGACATAAATAAACATCTTAAAAAGTCAGTAAAATGAAAGTACCTGCAACAAGTTTTTTGAGTCTATTTGAGACCACCAAAGCAGACAGACAAGTATTTGTAGATAGTATAATATTAGGTCTAAAAGAGGGGCATTCTGATCCCTTAAAGGTGCATTTACAAGTGAAATGTATGGAGGATTTTATAAAACAATTAACTAGCCACCCAGAATATAAAGACATGGCCTTGGATGAGGCTGCTAAGTATGGCAAGTCCTTTGAGCATTACAATGCCAAGTTTGAGGTCAAAGAGATGGGGGTCAAATATGACTACTCTAATTGCGGAGACCCTATCTATAACAGATTGGCAGAGGAGCTGGCAGAATTAGAAAAGAAAGTTAAGGATCGACAAGCCTTTCTAAAAGCAGTACAGCCCGGCACAGAGCTTTTGATAGAGGATGAGGTCATTGTCCTTTATCCCCCAGTTAAGACATCAACAACATCTATAACCGTAAATCTAAAATGATGACAATCTACCCAAAAGGTGTCCGAGTATTTGGACCCAAAGAAAATGCACCAAGTTTTGTAAAAGGTCAAATCATTATCACTCCTAGTGAGCTATTTGATTGGCTAAAGGCTAACCCAGACCTTCTAAATGACTACAAAGGCATTAAGCAGCTTAGGCTGACCTTGCTAGAGAGAAAAGATGGCACTGGACTGAATGTATCTGTTGACACTTACAAACCTAAGAATGACAACGATAAAGACCTCCCTTGGTAAAATGCAAGCCTATCTTGAAAGCCCGGTTGGTCAAGAGCCAGCCGAGCTTTTAGAGAGGATAGAGTTTTTAATGATAATGGTTGCCAAGTCTGGTCAGCTATTGGCAGAGGCTAAATTTCAGCAAGATGGCTTAATCAATGCTGGACTCCTACAAGCTATGGAGGATGGATTAGATAAAAAGCTCAGCCCATCCCTAATTACTAAGTTCGTTAGCTCCAATGCTAAAGAGATTAACTACTTAGTTAACTGGGCTGATAGGATCAATGCTTCTGCTACCCATCAGTTGGATGCTATTAGGTCTATTGTAAGCTATAAGAAAGCCGAACTTAACTTATGAGAAAAAAAGCAAAGAGAGCAGTAACTCTACCCAAATTGACCGAGAAAGCCCAGAAGGTCTTTAATACTTGGATTAGGAATAGAGACTCTAAAGATGGTTACTTTACTTGCATCTCATGTTTTAAGACTTTGCCAATTGAGTCTATGAATGCTGGGCACTACGTGCCAGTCAAGGGAGGGTCTTTTCTCAGGTTTCATGAGGACAATGTCAATGGCGAATGTCAAAGGTGTAACGGATTTGATGAGTTTCATTTGATAGGCTACAAAAAGCACCTGACCTTAAAGATTGGCAAAAAGAGGGTCCAATGGCTTGAAGATAACCGCAATAGAGTCCATAAATGGGATAGATCAGAATTGGAGGACATCATTACCCAATATTCTACTAAATCTAAATCAAATGGAAGTAGTAACAACCTACCGTTTTAAGTGGGGCAATCAGTTTATAGGAATACTAAGTAAAACCAACCCCACAATCAGAACCACCATATTCCCACAGCATGCTATCCACCACACAGAGGAGGACTTTGCTTGGGTATGTGATAAGCTACAAAGACATGGATTTGACTTTACCTATGAGAAATTAACCCATCTTTATAACCCTTTAAAACAACACCGATGACACAGGCACAACGCATCCTCATTTACCTAAAGACTGGTAAATCTTTAACACCATTAGATGCCTTAAAAAAGTTCGGCTGCTTTAGATTAGCTGCCAGAATCTCTGATCTAAGAAGTCAGGGGCATACTATCTGGACTAATTACATCACTAAAGACAACAAGACTTTTGCAGCCTATAAACTTAGTAAATGAACACAAAAGAACAAGCCTTTAACTTAGTACAAGCAGTCTGTGATTACTATGGTATAACCTTAGAGCAGCTACAAGAGATAAAGCGAAGGAATCACTGGAAGGTTATCAAAAATGACAAAGGAGAGGTAATTAGGCTCTCTGAAATTCGTATGGCCTTATCCTACTTTATCTACCGCCACTGCCCTTTAAGACTTACCGAGATAGCCCCTTTAGTCGGATATAAGGACCACTCTACCATGAGTATTTATAGATCAAAGATTGAGTTTTACATCCAGACCGAGGACCCCAGATTCTTTCCTTATTATTTGAAAGTCATAGACTTAGCCTCTGATTTGGAGATTTCTATGCGGATGACCAGAGTCAAATCTTATAAGGAAATACTATTTTTAGACCATTTAGGCAAAATAAATTTGGCAGTTTGATATTTTTTTCGTATATTTGTATTAACAAAGAGAGACCAGCTTATGCTGCTTTGTTTTTATAAAGATTTACTAACCCATTGGGGTGCGGCTGTCTCTGCCAATCCTCAGTGGGTTTTTTATTTAGCAACATTAACGACCATGATGGCCTTGTAGGTAGATAGTGGTCCAGAAGTCGGGTTGGTAGGTTCAAATAGAGCTGAGATTGTCCCCGATAGTTGCAAAAATAATAGTTCTATAAGGTATTGGCTTAGTGATTAAAGAGAGAGTGTCCGACTGCATCTTGCCAAAGTGGTGCAGATAATACAGGGGGTCCGCCCGATTGTGGGTTCATTAAGATTGCGATAGGATTGGCATAATCCGAACGACTACAATACTGAAATGAATTATTAAAATAAAAAAAGGAATAACACCCTTATAGGGTATATTATGTCTTTTCGTTTAAGTAAATAATCTATGAAAAGTATAGAAGCAAGAGCAGCAGACTTTAAGAGAGACTTACAACCCTTTGCCTTTACAGAGCAAATGAAGCAAGAGTTTTACGATTATTGGTCAGAGCCAAATAAGTCGAATACTAAAATGAGGTTTGAGCAAGAGACAACCTGGGACCTTGGTAGGAGACTGGCTAGATGGGCTAATAATAACAAGGATAGGCATAACCTACAAAAGACCCCAACTGGTTACAGACCAATCCAAGAGGCTAAAGTACCAGAGACAGACTTAGAGAAGTTAGACTATGACTTAATGATGTATAAGTTAAACTTTGAGAAAGTACCCTTTAACCAAATGGATAAGTGGTACGACTATCTAAAGTCAAATAAGATGCTCAAACGATTTGGCAAGGATGATATTGATATCCTTAGAGCTGCCTATGGGGATGATAACCAAAAGTGCCGTTGTGCCTGTGTGCAATGGACATTTGACTGGATGATTATGCAAGGCAGAAACTTTACATGGCTAAAATCACAACTATGATAGAATCTGGACTCTTAGTATTAACCGCCTTTATCTCAGGCATAATCATTGGCTATGCAGTCGCCTATGTACGATATACGGAAGATGATTGCCTTTGAGGTTCTACAACCAGCCCTAAAAGCTGCTAAAGAATCTGAGACAACCTTTGAAGCCTTGATTAATCTAGGCACCACTAGCCGAGTTATTAATGAGTGTCTATTAGACTGCTATTTGGGTCTTACAAGGCTAGAGGACTTGCCTAAGTCAGAGAAGCTAGACCTTTGGAACTATGCAAAAGAAAAGTGGCCTAATGCCACTAGAGAGGAACTAAAGGACAAATGCCTTTACATTTATATTCTGGGCAACCTATTTCAGCTCCACCAATCTGAACCCCATCTGCCATAAGAATCGGGCAGTCTTAGATGACTCCTTTCGGACTTTGGTCTCTGACCAGTTAGGGTGTTTTAGGTGAAAGTGCTCATGTAGTAAATAAAGCAGATATCTGTATCCAGTTAAAGTCGGGTCAATGCTAATCTTATTATCGGCCATCCATGCAATCCCCCAGGCCTGCTCTCTGCCTAACTTACGATGCTCTACCTTATGTGGGTTAGTTATCTTAGGAGCCATAGCAGCCCCCTTCGTAAATTTCGTAAAGTGCCTGATGGGTAATATGTAAGGCCAGCTTACGGATATGCCTAATCATGGTGGCCTCATCATCAGATAATAAGGCTAAATCCATGTCCTCTATGACACCCATAGCTTGAGCACAAGCCTGGATATCATCATGAGGGGTTGGATCAAAGGTTAATAGTCCGTCTTGATTCGTGGTATTCCTTTCTTGCGGCTCCATTGGGTTACATCCTTTTCTATTTCCTTTCTACTGTCAGCCCTGTATTTTTCGCATAAAGGCTCTAGTATATTTAACCTCTCAATCGGAGGCAGTTGCTTTAATAACTCTTGGACTTGCTTTTTGATGATGGGTGCGTTTTTGTGTGTCATAATACTTGACCTTTCCAGATTCTTTTGTTTCTTACCTCAAATTCTTTAGTGCCATGTAAATCTATCAAAATAAAGCCATGATTCCAACTATTTATCGGCATATATTGGGGATGTAACTCAGATAAACAACCCACCGACCAAGTTGTTACTATCTTACCCTCTATATTCTGTTCAGTGTGCTCGGATGACCTGTGGTGATGGCCGCATATAGTATTGGCTTTAGCCCTAAGATACAATCCTCTAGCTATGTTTACCGGGCTGATAATAGAGCTGGCAAATTCGTGGCCATGCACAATATTCAGCTCATTAGCCTTTATGATTCTTTTGTCAGTAATAAATTTAACCCCTGAGACCCTTTTCTTAATTAGGTTCTCTAGTTCAAAGTCCTCTACCCCTTGCAGCTCCCCTAGCTTTTGCCAGAGATAATGTTGGTATCTCTCATCATGGTTGCCGAACTTAAAGTATATCTGGCAATCTAAAGTCTTTTGAATAACCTCAATAACTTGGCAGCCTATTGATAGCTCGGTAGCGAAATTCTTTTTGCGTGGGTCTTTTAGGAAACGAGAAAGGCCATGAAAGTCGAATAGATCACCCCCCAGAATAACCGCATCGGGCTTTTCTTTCTTCGCATAATCCAGAGCGGCTGTTAGTGCCGGAATGGAATGATAGGGGGCATGGATGTCGAATAGTCCAAGAATTCGCTTGGCCTTGACATTGTAAGGCTCGAAAGTTGACTCATCAGACTCAGGTAGCTTATAGGGATTGAGAGGTCTAGGTCCTTGTTTGTGTGTCTGCTTTGTTCTGTCTCCATTGCCTTTTTGCCCTTGAATTTCTCTAATGTAACCTCTTATTGTTTCTACTGTTGTAAATAATTCTTTGTTCTCGGCATAGATAATCCGAGCCAGTTTGAGATTAGGAAAGTCAGGATATTTATCCCGATACTGTCTAACCACAGAGATTTTAGTCATGTTAAAGGGTTTAACAAAATTAAAACCAAAATATCGAGATAGCCAATTAAATCTCGGTTAATTGGAAATGCATCCCATCTTTCCGGGTCCAAGTACCACCCCAGTCAAATCCGTTATCGGTAAAGCACTTGACAAAGCCAGCACTAAGTTTGGCAGGCTGACCTAGACCATTCTCAAAAGCATTAACATCTATTGCTATACCCCAAGAATGCAGGCTCATAGAGCTAAGGCCTCTTTTCTTACGAATGTTAAAGCAGCCATCCCAAGTCTTTAGCTCCTTTACACACCCAGTGTCTATAAGGGCCTTAAAAGCGGCTGATAAAGGACCGATTAAATCCTTATTGCAATATAGTCTCTTTGGGATTACCCCTATCTCTAAATGAGCAGGCACATCCCATAAAGTCAAGTGTGGATTGTTAGGAGTAGGCTCTCCGTATTTCTTTAGTGCTTGGGCTGATGTTACCATTTTCCGATGCGATAATTTATTAAGGCCATGACTGGTTTACGAATAGCAAATCCAAAGGCTACACACAAAGCCAAAATAAGCCAATTTAGGCGGGTTTTAGCCTTGTCCTTCCATTGTCCTACCTCAACCAATAAAGCGGCTCTATTAGCCTCTAATTGGCTCACAGAGGCACGCAAAGCCTCTATCTTGGCTACATCTTCAACCCTTTCCACTTTGGTTATGTATTTAGTCTTATAAACAACTACGGGTTTATACTTAACCTCATATAAGGTGTCATTGATTCGGGCTGTGTCGAAAATATATTCACCAGATAGAAAAGTGTCGATTTGGGTGATGGTGTCTTTGATAAAAGTGGTGTCCTTTTTAGGAAACCTCTCGGCACAAATAGCTGGGAGGCGGCCAGCCTGAGCCAGCCTTGCCTCTGCCTTTGATAGTTTCTTACCCGGATTGCAACTCATGAGCAATAAACCAGCCAACACAAAAACACGCATCAGTCTTTCTTTAAGAGTTCGCCCTGAGAGTTAGTCAGGATATTCTTTAACAAATAGGATAGACCAGCAGTAAGACCCACAATGGCAGCGGCCTTTAGATCACTGATTTGTGGCAGTTGGCTAGTCTCTAAGATAGCTACGATGCCAGTCAAAGATGCACTAAAGAAAGCGACTACAAAACCTTTAGTCAGGTCTTGTAAGTCAAGGTTCAAAAAGTTACTCATTTGTCTTGTTTATTTGATAATTGAATAGACAACTCAGTTAGCTGGACTGATATGTGATCGAGCTTTTTAAATAAGATTTCATCCTTATCCTCAGCAACCTTTAGCTTCTCATCCATTCTAGCCATTTTAACCTCTGTGTCATTCCAGATTTTAATTAGGGCTATTGCAAAGGCGGCTGCTTGCCCGACTATAAATATTATCCAGCTCTGTGTCATCATTTACTTTTTTTCTGGGTTAAGTTGCTTTTGAGCCTCTGTGGCAATCTTGTATCTGAGTTGCTCACTAGCTTTGGCTGGTAGCTCACCTAAGCCCATGTAAATAAGATTTACCTCATCTACGGTTAATGTTAATGTTACTGTCTTAGGCTCTTGGGTCGTAAAGGACAAAAGAGCAATTGCTGCAATTAGAAGTAGTTTTTTCATTTTTTCTTATTGTAGTTTATGGGTACTAAATTAAAGTAATTTATGATATACAAATCAATAATCTCATCGCTGGTACCCCAGTTTTTAATGATTTCCTTTGGTATAAAGCAATAAGCTGTGTAAATACCATTCCCTTGGCGATTGTAAAAAGTTACATTGCAAGGACTTCCCTGAGCAGTATCCCTTGTAATGCTTTGCACATTCCACATCACTTGAAAGGCTGTGTCCTTAGTCAAGGCATTGATTAGGATAGGCTGAATCAAGATTGCATAAGGTACCACAACTAAGGTGTCGTTTGTGGGGCTTGCGGTGCCAGCAGAGATTTGGCTGTAGGATGTAAGGGAAGTAACGATAGCCAGAATTAGGAGTAGTTTTTTCATTTTATATTTTATTTAATTATTAAAGACAATTTAAGCCAGCTCCGAAGTCTCCTACAATTTGCCAATTTGAGCCGTCACTTTGGATTGTTACCGCATATTGACATTGCAGGGCATAGGTGGTAAACCCATCTATTGTTTGTGTGCCATTAGGATCGATAGTCAACGTATCAGTAGTATTGGTTCTGTTTATCTTAATCATATAAATTCTACCTGTGCAAGTTGTAGCATCTGGCAGGTTTGCGGTTGCGTTACCATTCAAATTAAAGATAACAGTATGGTCGCTAGAGGTCAAGGTGTAAGTGGCCGTCTTTGTGGTTATAGCCTTGGCGACCGAACCGTTTACGCTTAAGGTTGAAGTAGGGGAAGATGTGGCGATACCTACATTTCCTCCTAATGGATTTAAAGCTAAATTGCGGTAAGAAGTGCCCTGATGAACGGATTGAATTTCGCCATTACCAGAACCATCAATTCCAAAAAGCATCTGGCGGCCTGTGGTAAATGACTCCTCACCCAAAGCAAGCAACGAGCCTGTTCCTACAACGTGCATTTGATAAGTAGAAGTAGAACCATTAACGACTACATTACCTGTTCTTGTAACTCTAAACTCAGGAGTTCCCCCGACCTGCAAATCCATCAGCAAAGAATTTGCACCCGAAGCCGTATTAGTGATGTTTAACTTTATAGCAGTAGGGTTTCCTGTGGTATTCCAAGTTCCAGCAAGGTCTATAAGAGAGGATGCGTTTGAGCCTGTAAGAGAATAACCTGTTTGAGCAATGGCAGATACGTTAGCACCTGTGGCAAGAGTTACTTGCCCATCGCTTGTTATTCTCATTTTTTCAGTTCCCGCTCTTACAGTTGTTCCAGATGCTCCAGCAGTAGAAGTGTAAAATGTTATTGCACCACCATTACCACTACCTGTTGAAGCACCACCTCTAATACGGAACTCTGCTCCTGCTACGTTTGTACCAGAGCCTCCTGTTGCACTTACTATACCATTGTTTGGAGAACCTGCGACATCGCCATTACCAATATAAAATATTCCATCAGTATGTATTCTTGCTCTTTCAACTCCCGTAGCAGTTGCACCAGCAGTTCCACTTGCTAACGTACCAAATGTCATATAATTACCACCTAAGTCAATAGAAGAACCAGCAGCAGAAGTAATATATTTATAGGATACTCCATCATAGAAAATATTGTTTCCTAATGTTGTGATATTTATATCGCTATTAAATAGTGCAGTTCTTGCTCCGATTTGTATCGCTCTAAAACCAGATGCCCAAGCAGAAGGAGTAACATTCACTCCTACGTTTCCTGCTACCATTAAACCATTCGTAGGTGCTGCGGTACTTGCTGAATATCCTATGGCTGCGTTTCCGTTGACTTGGAGTTTAGAGCCTATTGTAGATGTTCCAATTCCAACGCTGGCAGATGCTCCACCACTTGTGATGCGCATTGCCTCAACATCACTTGTTCCAAATGCTAATGCAGTCGCTGCTGCATTCCATACATAAGCATTGTTTCTCAAGGCTGTGTTTGAAACTGCTGAACCCCCTACACCAACATACATATTGGCAGTAGAGTTTGCATTACTCATTCGTATTGTTGAATAAACACTTGTTCCATCATTATTTATTCTTGCTTTATCTGTATTTGTGGCATCAGTTGTTCCAACTAAAAAGGTACCAGATACCGCTAATCCATTTGTAGGAGCAGCAGTAGAGGCAGAGTATCCGATAGCTGCGTTTCCGTTGACTTGGAAGCGGCTACCGACAGTTAAAGTTCCAATTCCTATTTGATTACTTGTATTTATATGATAAGCAACCCCATTTGTATGATTCTGTAATGTGAAATTATTAGCACCAGTCTCACTAGCATCATTATACATTATCCAATTCCAATCCGTATTTAATCTATTTGCAAACTTTATAGATGTGCGAGCTGAACCAGTAGATGCATTATTATAAAATCGCATCGTTTGTTCTCCATTTCCTTGTACTATAAAATTTGCTAACGTACCACCTAACCCTGTAATGCTAAATACGTTACCATTAGTTGAACTAACTAAATCAAATTTACTACTAGGGGAAGTCGTACCTATACCAACATTTCCCCCGCTAGATATAGTCATTGCCACACTAGAGCTAGAGTCAGCAATAGATGAGTTTCCTATCGTTCCCGAAGCTGTGAACTTGGCTAGTCTATTGATTGTACCAGAACCTCCAATACCTCCACCACCTCCAGTAGTAGTATCGGCTACTGATATAGTACCGTTAGCATCTATTCTTAAAGCTCTAGTTCCGGGTGCCGAGGGAAGTCCTGACATTCTAACACCTCTTTGGAATCTAGCCCCTTCAGCAACAGTTAGCATTGAATCTATGGTCGTTGTTCCGATCCCTACCTTACCAGTAGAGTCAAATCTAACTCGTTCTATATTATTGGTTCCTATAACTACATCTCTTGAGCTTTCTGCATTGATAACAAGGGCATAAGGGGAAGTGCTGGTTATGATACTGCTTCCAACATTACTAGCAGCACCTATTAAGTAATTGCCTCCACCATTGTTTATTTTCATCCAAACAGGACTAGTGGAAGTGGTATTATCTAAATTTAAGGATGCAAAATTTGTTTTAATGGTTGCATTACCAGAAACTTCTAGTTTAGATGATGGAGTAGCTGTACCTATTCCAACATTTGCAAAACTTGATATAGTCATAGCCACTCCTACAACACTAGAGTCCTCAATAGAGGAATTTCCAATAGTTCCTGATGCGGTAAATTTAGACACTCTGTTGGTAGTTCCTGACCCACCAATCGTACCAGCAGCAGCCCTCACAGCAGCAGCAGTGTCAGCCAGTATCTTTCCAGTTACATAGCCTAGTAAGTTGGTAGCAGTCAAGCTATCCTTTCTCCTCAAAAAGTAGGATGCTAAGGTAGCAGAGTCAGCACTTACCACTTGGCTAACCTTAGACAAGCCATAGCCTACGTTGTTAACGTAGTTGCCTAGCATTGTAGAAGTGTCTGAGATATTTAGCTTAGTGTTTATGCGATTGCTCAAAGAGGCTGTATCTACCTTACGCAAATAAGGCAGTAGCATATTAGCTGTGTCAGAGATATTTAGTTTATTGTTAAACGTGGTCCAATCAGCACTCGATAAAGCCCCTCTATTTGTAGCCGAAGCAGTAGGTAAGTTAAATGTATGGGTAGCTATGGATGAGGATATGTTAAAATCTGTGCCAGTAGTTCCAGTTGTAAAGAACTGAACTTGCTCAGTCAATCCATTTAAGGCAGTTAAGCCAGTTGTAAAAGTAGTTATTACTTGGCAAAGATGGCTATTTTCAGTGTGTAGCGTAATTGTTCGACCTGCGTGAGTTACATAAACTCTTATAGCTAAGCGATCAGTCAAAGCTAAAGTTGTAGTAGGAACTGCCAAAGAGGTAAAATATGCATCAATGGCAGTACCGCCAGTAATTATTTCAGGGCTACCAGAGTTAGATGCTAATAGAGTAAAAGTTGTACCATTATACTTATAAAGTTCTACATAAAACGAAGGTGTACCACCACCAGATGATGCACTGAAATAAAGCTCTAAGTTCCAATTACCACCGGGTATATTTAACAAAGCGGGGTCATTTGCATCAGTTAAAAACTGAGCAATATATCCATTAGCATTTATAGTAAAATCAGTACCAGCACCAATGATGGGATTTTTATTTAATTCGTAATAAATATTACCTCCAAAAGTTCCCTGATTGACAGAGCCATTCATATAATAAGAAACGGAGGCTCCACCCCCACCACCAGTTGGCAAATCCCCTAAAGTACCATCTCCTCTAACATATTGTGAAGCTAACCCAGCTCCAGTTACCGCAATGGTTCCAGAGCTAGTTACAGGGCTATTAGAGACATTAAAAGCCACTGGCATGGTAAGACCTACCGATGTTACTGTACCCCCAGCATCAGCCGATCTAATAGCGGCAGCAGTATCGGCTAAAATCTTACGAGTAACATACCCTAAAGGATTTGTAGTGGTTAAACTATCCTTTCTGCGTAGAAAGTAAGTAGCTAAAGTCGCTGAGTCGGCTGTTACAATCTGCCCAGCCTTTATCAAACCATAACCAACATTATTAAGGTAATTACCTAACATAGTGGCTGTGTCAGAGATATTTAGCTTTAGATTAATTCTATTACTTAATGAAGCAGTATCTACCTTTCTTAAATACGGTGCTAGCATAGAAGCTGTGTCGCTAATATTGAGCTTTAAGTTTATACGATTACTTAGACTAGTGGTATCAATAACCACCCCCCTCAGTTTAATCCACTGCGTACCTGTATAAGTATAGACAGTAGAGTCGGTAGTATTGTAAAACAATGCACCGGCATTGGTTGAACCACCTGTTCTAAGACTTGCACTTGTACCTTTAGGAATGTGGAACGTAGAGTCAAACATACCAGCTATCCATCGGTATCTACCATTGATATTAGTGTAATTACTTGGAGCTTGCGCCATAGCCACTTGGCTAAAAACAAGCAAAAGGACTAATTTAAGGATTTGTTTCATATATTATATTTACACTTTCGTCAGGATTAAATGGATAATTTACATTAAAAGTCAATGTACCAGTAGCACTAGTATATGAATAAAAGTTATCATTACTATTTACTAGGCCACTATTAGTAGTCAAGTTATGCACCATCCCAGATCGACTAACCATTAAAGGTTTAATATAGGCGATACTGGCATCAATTACAACATGAGTGCCAGCAGTTGGATAATATGTCTTTTCTGTTGTCATTAGTTTTTCCACATACACCAGACAGTCTCGCCCGGATTAAATGGTATATTCGCATCAAAGGTTACTCTACCTAATGAGGAGTTAAAAATGGCTATTCTATTATTAGCTGTTCC